CTACAGCTTCATGACCATGCCCTGCCCTTGCATCTGCGCCGCGCGCTGGGCCTGCATCGCCTGCTCGGCGAGCCGCTGCTGCTCCACACTCTGCAATTGCTGGCTAGCCTGGGTCACGTCCGGCGCTTGCGTCAGTTGCGGCGCATCGACTCGCGCCCATAGCTGTCCGTGGGATTTCGCCAGGTAATTCGGCGTCTGAGTCGTATGGCCTTGCGGCATGTCCAGGTAGATTTTGTCAACTTCGGTATGGCCAAACTTGCGCGTCTCCACGACGACTTGTGCCGCATGGCGGTCCAACTGCTCCGCATCCGGCACGGGACGACCCCAGCGTTCATGCGCATCGGCAATGGCATCGCGCGCCTGTTCGAACAGCGCATGACTCGGATGCGCCGGATGGCGCATATCCTCGGCGGTGATCGCCACAGGGGCGATGGCACGGCTTGGCGGCGCCGGTGCATGGGTCGCTTCCCGTGCCCGCCAGGTGGCGGCATGCTGTTCGGGCGATTGCGCTAACGCCTGCTGCGGATCGATCCGCAGCACCTTGCTTTTCTCGTACACCGAGAAGGGATTTTCGTATGCCAGCAATTGGCCTTCGTGTTGCTTGAAGCCTTTGATGCTGTGTTCGAAATTCTTATCGATGCCCAGGGTATTGGTGAACGCGGCAGCCAGTCGTTCCTGCTGCTCTGGGCCGTAGGGTAATTTGTCGCCATTCCTGGGTACGGCGTGGGACTGCGCGAGGGCGTCCTTGAACAGGGTATAGCGTGCGTGGAGCGGGTGGTCCGGGTGACGGAAGTCTTGGAGATGCTCATCCGAACGCGGTGGGCGTGTCGGCGGGGTGTACAACATCGTCTCGCCCGCTTGGCGCTGTTCGTGTTGATGCAACCGGGGGTCTTGGCTGTGGCGCTGTTCGTGTTCGTGTTGCTGCGCCTCCATGGCTTGGCGGTGCAACTGCGCGTGGTGCTGCGCGAGGCGCTGTTGCTGTTCGCGCGCTGCCTGTGCTTGCTGTTCATGCTGCTGGAGTTGCGCGATCCGCGCCTGTTCCTGCATGTCCACGCCGGCCGGCTTTTCATGGACAGGTGCGCTGTGAGAAGGCGGCGGCTGTGTCTGCCGGTGGACTTGCGCCAGGTGCGCCGCCTGCTGCTGCGCCTGCCTTATGTGTTCCTGGCGCTGCTGGAAGGCGTGGTCGTCCTGCAGGCCCGTGTGCCTGTCCATGGCCGGCGGCGGCATGGACGCGGCAGCGGATGATGATGAAGAGGAGGAAGACGTATCCGGGTTCGTCGATGTGGGAGGGATGGACGCGGCTGGTACGCTCTGCTGGAACCACTGTCCCGGATGCGTCAGCGTGTCGTAGGCTTGCCCGGCTGCATGCTCGACCACGTCGATGCCGGGCGAGACGATGTATTTGATCCCGTCGTATGCTTGCCCAACGGTCTGTCCGGCGGACGAATGCGCGGCGGACTGCGCGCCATGATAGAGATCGACCGCCTGATTCACGACGTTGGTCGCTGCCGCCTGGACGTCAGGGTCGTGGATGACCAGCTGCGCCGCCTCGGCAACATAGTGCGCACTCTGTTCGACGGCGTGCTTGGCCGACTCGAATTGATCGCCGACGAAGTGGCCCGCCGCCTCTGCAGCGCGCCCGTGCAAGTGCGCCGCTTCGCCCGCCGCCAGACCGGCCAACGGTGCCATGGGACTCAAGGGAAAGGCCGCAACGCCCGCCCGATGCGCCGCCGAGGCCATGCGTTCGTCCATGTCGTGTACCGCATGGCCCATCAAGCGTGCGGCATCGCCGGCATAGTGCAGACCGCCTGCGGCCATCTGCACGTGCGCGTCATGTTCGATGGCATCGCGCAGCGGCGTGTCGAAGTTCAACGCCAGATATTCGTTCACCTGCCGCTGGATGTCCGCTGGCAGATGGGTCTGGCCCGGGTGCGCGCGCATCTGACGTAGCGCCTGGGACAGTTCGGCACGTTCGTGCGACACATCCCAGGTAAAATGCTCGAAGGCACTCTGATGGTCCGCGTAACGCTGCGACGCCTCACTGAACCGCTGCGGGGCCAGGACGTTGTCCGTGCTTTGACTGCCGAAGTGCTGGGCAGCGCCGTGGTCCCCCCATCGCGTTGCTATCAGCACATTCGGGGGCGGTGCGCCGACGGGCGCATCCAGATACCGGCCAGCGCGCAGGCTCTGCACATCGTCATGACTGGCCAACGAGACCATGCTGCCGACATGAGGACTGGCCGCGCTCACCACATCGTTGGCCATGCGGTAATTGGTGACGTGGCAGCCAGGCTGTGGGGTGCCATCGGTCAGCCCCCTCGCGCCGTAGGCGTTGTAGGTGGAGCCAGCCAAACCGTATTTGGCCGCCTCGATCTGTGCCAGTGCGCCGCCGAGGGAGTGGCCGGCCACGGTCACGTCATCTTTGGGGATGCCCTGCTCAGCGGCCTTGGCGAGCATCTGCGCCGTGAACGCATCGGCGGCGGCTTTTTGTGGATTGACGGCGTCGCGCACCATCGTGGCATCGACGGCGATGTCCTGGAGGGTGGTGAGCGCATGACTCCTTTTTTCCGCCTTTGTCTCGCCGGTAAATAAATCCGTATCGGTGCCGCGGTAGGCAATGATGATGCGATGTGGCTTCTCCACAGTCTGATATGCCGTGGCATGAAAACCGCTGATAGGATCGTTCGCGTAGCCGAAGACGGTATATTTATCACCAGCTAGATATATACGTTTTGTGCTATCAACTTCACTCTGTGAACGGTTTCTATAGGAATTAACAGCAGCGTCGGCACGTGCTTGATCGGAGAGACTCATGGTTTGGCTTCCTTGACAGCGATGGTGACTGAGAAATGAGCCTCTGGATGCTGAACAACCTCATCGTCGTCTGCTACAAGTGTTAGCGTGGGATAGTGCAGAGAACGATTACCGTATGCGCTTTTCTTAAAGTAGTAGGTCTCCTGACTTTCTCGCAGGAGTTCCTTCAACATACCACCCCAATTGAACCTAACCCCCTTGCCAATCGCCGAAATACCAGCACCGGTCGCATCCCAGTGGCACACTCCAAGCTTGAAGTAATCCTCGTCCAGCAAGGCGTCACGGTAGAAATATCCCTTCCACGTGTGATCGTCCACCTGTGTCATGGGAACATCGAGCCCGGTACCAGGCACTTGCCGCACACCAACGAACGGCATCAGCGGCACGCATTTTTCATTGATGACGTCATACCCGATATACGCCTTGATCGTATCCCACGGCCCCGGCGCATGGGAGGTGGCAATCACTTCGTAGCGTTTGACCGGGTGCGGGTTGAGGTGACCGGTGGCGCCGTCATTACCGACATCGATGCCTTTGGAGCACCCCGCAGCGGTCAGTGCCAGCGGCATGAGGGCGGTGGCGGCAAGGTGTTGCAGTTTCATCGGGTCGTCCTCGGGGGAATGGGGCGCGGATGCGGCTGTCGATTGGAATGGCCACGGCGCGGGTTTACGCTTGGGTTCCACCGGCAATCCGCCGGGTGGCAGCGGCCCCAGCTCGGCGCGCACCCGCGCATTGATGATCGCCATATCGCGCAGCAGCTGCAGATCGTGCAGCGGATCGCGCACCTTGAGTTTGCGCGGGCGATAGGGATTGTCGCTGTGATCGTCTTGATCGTCGGTGTCCTGGCTCATCGCGCGTGACCTCGGCCTTGGAGAAGGGGGGATGCCATCAGGGCGGATCGCACTTTCATGCGGTCAGTCCAGATCGGTCGCCCAGGTGCGTGACCGGCACGGCGGTCAGGATAAGCGTGGGCGCGGCATGGGACGGCGTGGCAACAGGAGATCGCACATCCATGGTTTCACCTGTGGGAAGGGAAAGAAACAGCCTACTGCCCAGGGCGTGATCGCGATAGCGCGGTGCCGGCTTGGCGCTGCTCAGGCGCCACGCGAGATGAGTGGCCATCATGGCACCCGCGTCCGGCATGCATAGTCTCTCGTCACTTCTACGCCCTGTATATCAGTAGTCTGACTGTCGTGTTGTAAGACTTTTCCTACAGCGCCAGCAGTTCGATGGCCTGATTGGTCTACCGCGAGTGCCTCACGTTGTGCAGGCCAAGACGCGGACAGCCTGCCGCGTAGCAATTGACTGACGCCCACCTCGAGGTTCCTCGAGACGATGGCCTCGACCACATCCGGCGCCAGGTGCGCCAGTCGACTCATCCTGCTGACCTGGCCAAGGTCGATGCCTTCGGCCTGCGCGATCTCTGTCATGGAATCGAACCGTCCCTGGTCCAGCAGACGCTGCCAGTGGTGCGCCAAGCCGAGTACGCGCATCAACGCGGTGTCCTGCGGCACCTTGCGCACCTGCCGCTCACGGCGGGCCTGATCGCCGAACTCCTGCGGCGCATCCAGCGGGGTGACGACCTGCTGCTTGAGTCCTCTACGTACCAGCGTCCAGGGCAGGAAGGTTTCCATCTGCACCCCCCCTGCTGGCATTGGGATCTGATACGTCACCGGATCGCCCGTGACGCGCCCGCGATGTCGTTTGCTCATACCTTTTCCTCGAGACTGGCCATGAGCTGGCGCTGGGCATCCCAGTCGACCATCAGACGGTTGCGCTGGAACCACGCAAAGGTGAGCCGCCGTGGCTGCTTGCCCGCCATGCACTGCTCCACGATGTCAGGGGCCAGCAGCGTCATGCGCTTGGACTCGTTGACGACCGATTGGTCCAGGTTCTCCGCACGCGCGATGGCCGCTCCGCTCGGCATGGCCCCGATGTCCAGCAGATGCTGCCAGTAGAAGGCACGCGCCAGCCCTTCTATCAGATTGGCGTCGTAAACACGGTCCTGCTCCGCCGCCGCGCGCTGGATGCGACGGGAGCCAGGTTTCAGAAGTACAAAGGTTTCCATCGACGCGTCCATCACGCCTCAACCTCCAGCAATTCGGCGCCGATGCTGTTTGGCGCAAACTCTTCGATCAACGCGCTCCAGCCAATCTCCCGCCACCTCACCTTGATGCCGCGCACCTCGCCGGCATCGACGAGGTCGATGCGCTCGATCATCAGATTGGCAATACGATGACGTTCGACCGGGAACAACTGATCCCATACGTCGTTGAGGCGCCCCATCGCCATGACCGTGGTGGCCTCATCGATCTTGGCACCGGTGCGTTGAATGTGCCGCACCACGGCGACCACCGACTCCGGGCTGGCCAGCACCGTGCGGATCTGTGCCACCACCGCCGCCTCGATCTCCAGCGCGGGCAGGCGCTCGCAACTCTTGCCCGACGCGCCGAAGCGTAATTCGGACTTGGACAAGTAGTAGTGGTACTTGCGCCCTTGCTTGCACGAGTAGGTCGGATACATCCGCTCCCCGGAGGGGGCATACAGCAGGCCGCGCAGCAATGCATCAGTGCGTGAGCGGGTCTTGGTCTCCACCGCTCGGCGATGCCCGTCCTTGGCCAGTACCTCATGCACCCGCCCCCACAACCCCGGATCGATGATGGCGTCGTGCATACCAGGGTACCAACTGCCCTTGTGCGACAACTCACCGAGGTAGATACGGTTGCGCAGCAGTTTGTGCAGGTATTTCTTGTCGATGCGTGTGCCTACCCGCTCCTGCCCCTCTTGCGTCTTCCACGCCTTGGTGGTGATGCCCTCCAGGGCCAGGTTGGCGGCGATCTGGGTGGGTGAGCCGATGGTCAGCATCTGCGCAAAGATACGGCGCACGACAGCGGCCTCGGTTTCGTTGATCACCAACTTGCGGTGCTCCACGTCGTAGCCCAAGGGCGGCACGCCACCCATCCAGAGTCCCTTGCGCTTGGAGGCCGCGATCTTGTCGCGGATACGCTCGCCGGTGACCTCGCGCTCAAACTGGGCGAAGGACAGCAGGACGTTGAGCATCAGCCGTCCCATCGAGGTGGTCGTATTGAACTGCTGGGTGACCGACACGAAGGACACGCCGTGGCGCTCGAACACCTCGACCATCTTGGAAAAGTCGGCCAGGCTGCGCGTCAAACGATCGATCTTGTAGACCACAACGATGTCAATCTGACCACGCTCGATGTCGGCCATCAGACGCTTCAGACCCGGTCGATCTGTGTTGCCACCGGAAAAGCCCGGATCGTCGTAGTCGTCGGCCACCCGCATCCACCCCTCGGTACGCTGACTGACCACGTAGGCGTGGCCCGCCTCCTTCTGCGCATCGATGGAATTGAACTCCTGATCCAGACGCTCGTCCGAAGAGACCCGGCAGTAGACGGCACAGCGTTTACGCGTCCTGGTGGAAGCCATCTGCGTGAGATCGTTCATCGTGCACCGCCCTTGCCTTTCAGGCCAAAGAACAGCGGACCCGACCAATGCGTGCCGGTGATGCGACGGGCAACGGCGGTGAGACTCTTGAACATGCTGCCCTCGTACTCGAACAGCCCCTGCGCCGTCACCCGGACCTTGTGTTCCCGCTCCCCCCATTCGCGCAGCAACACCGTGCCAGGTGCAAAGTTGATCTCGTCCGGCGTTGCCCGCAATTTGATCTTTGAGTGTTTGGCGCCAATGGCCTCCAGGCGCTGGCGCGTGGTGTGGGATAAGCCACCAAAGGCGTGTTCCTGGATTTTGTAGGCGATGCGCGACTCAATGAAGCCTCGGTGGGGGTAAACGGGACGGCTGGTGAAATAGCGATCCCACACCAACCAAAGATCGGCGATAGGCAGGCTGGACAGCTCCGCGATTTGAGCAGCGACAGAGGCGTGTTGATCGTTCATGAAAACTCCTGCGGATAGGGAGTTGTATAGACGCTCTGGTCGGGCAGAAAGCCAAGTCCACTCTCGGCACTGGGTCGCACTTCGACAACAAAAGTACGGACGATTGCCGCTGCAAGGATGGTGGTGATCTCCTGGGCACGCGCGCTGGCGCTCAGCGTCGCAGGAGGTGCAAGTTCGAGGTGCTTCATGACGGCTCCGGGGAATAGCAACCGTCGAAGATGGTGCGCCTAAACTTCCGAAGTGGATGGCAACACAGGGTAATGGCCGACGGTTCGGCGCCGCTACCCTCGCTGACCACCTTGCCACCACGTGACCACGCCATGCGGTCTCTCGACGAATTCGTTCGCGTGGACGACGGCAGGAACCATAAACCCGCCCATAAATCGCGCCATACCTGAACCATCCACCGGTCCCTCGGTGATGCCTTCGGTGGCAAAGCCGGGCGCGAGGTCCTGCCCTGGCTGGTCAAGCGCAGCAAATACCGGCTGCGGCGCAAAAACCATAAATCCGACCATAAATCCGACCATACACGAACCATAAATTCGTGTGGAAACTTCGCTGCGCCCATTTCACCAAAGAGGCGTATCGACATGACAACCCGACTTCCCGCCACACAAATCGGTCAACTTTGTGAAAGCAAAGATCCCGGTAGCACCACCCGCATCGCCCTTGACGAGAGCGAACTGGCCGCGCGCTGGGGACTATCCGTCAAGACCCTGCGCCGCTGGCGCCAGGAACAACTCGGCCCGGTCTTCTGCAAGCTCGGAGCGCGCGTCACTTACCTGATCTGCGACGTCGAAGCCTTCGAGCAACGCGTCTCGCGCTACTCGACCTTCGCTCGGGCCTATCCGTGAGCAGGACGGCGATGGGCGATCTGACATCGCCATCGCTGCGATGTGCGTTCGGTACCGCACACCCCCTGGACCCTGACACGCCGTCCCTTTCCCATCCCTTCGGAGCGACACGCATGAACCTGATCACATCACTGCGCCACAAACTGTCCTACCTCTATGGCGAACACCTTCCTAACGAAATCCACTATCACCGGGCAGATGGGCAACACGTCGTTGTCGCACTCCAAGACGCCACGGTCGACCAGCTGGCCTTCGCCATCCAGACCATCAATACCGAGTCTGTGGCACTGAGCCGCCATCGCAACGCGTTGGAAGAACTCCACACCGAGGTACGCAAACGCTCCGCGTGTGGGGCAGACCGCATCGCCGACGTTGCATGGGATAACTGAACATGACCCACCCTCATCCCGTCGAGAGCATCGAACCCATGGTCGATGCCAAACACGCGGCGGCGGCATTGCGCCTGCCCTACTACTGGTTCTCTGACCAGGCGATGCGCAACAAATACCGGATTCCGCACTACCTGCTCGGGGGGCTGGTGCGCTACCGGCTATCGGAACTGTCCGCATGGGCTGCACGCAGCACGCTCGTCCAGCGCAGTGACACGTCGAACGTTGGTACTTCGACCGAGGAAGCCGAATGATCGACTCCAACAAACATCGCGGGGACATCGAACGCGTCGAAATCCGCACAAGCCTGATCGCGCGCCTGGAATCCGTGTTGACCACCGTGTTTCCAGCAGGCAAGAAGCGCGGCACGACGTTCTTCATCGGCGACACGCGGGGCAATGCCGGCGACAGTCTCGAAGTGGTGCTGGCAGGAGAAAAGGCGGGCCTGTGGATTGATCGTGCCACTGGCGAGGGCGGGGATCTGTTCGATCTGATCGCCGCCCACCTTGGCGCCGATACTCATACCGACTTCCCAAGGGTGCTCAATGAGGCCGCCGATCTGCTCGGTCGCGTCCGTTCGGCGCCGGTGCGCAAGGCCCGCAGGCAAGCGTCCGTGGCCGATCTCGGCCCCGCCACCGCGAAGTGGAACTACCTCGATGCCGACGGCAAATTGATCGCCATCGTCTACCGCTACGACCCGCACGGGCGCAAGAAGCAGTACCGGCCGTGGGATGCCAAGCGCGGCAAGATGACCCCACCCGACCCTCGCCCCCTGTACAACCAGCCGGGGTTGGTGACGGCCAGCCAGGTCGTGCTGGTCGAAGGCGAAAAGTGCGCGCAGGCGTTGATCGCCAGCGGCGTTGTGGCGACCACCGCCATGAACGGTGCCAACGCCCCGATCAACAAGACCGATTGGTCGCCATTGGCGGGTAAGTCGGTGCTGATCTGGCCTGACCGCGACAAGCCGGGCTGGGACTACGCGACGCAGGCCGCGCAAGCCATTCTGTCGGCGGGGGCGACCTCCTGCCACATCCTCTACCCGCCCGAGAATGCCGTGGCGGGCTGGGATGCGGCAGACGCCGTGGCCGAGGGGTTCGACATCGTCTCCTTCCTCGCGCACGGTCCGCGCCTGCAGATGCACGCCATCGATGATGATGCCGCGCCAGTGGTCAGCAACGATGAATCGGTGGCGGGCACCGAGGATGCGTTGGCGCTGGCCTTTACCCGCCGCTACCACCGCGATTGGCGCTACGTCGCCACCTGGGGCCGGTGGCTGGTGTGGGACGGACAACGCTGGCGCACCGAGGATACGTTGGCAGCAACCGACCTGATCCGCAGCGTCTGCCGCCATGCGGCGGTCCACGCCGACAACGCAAAAATCGCCACCAAACTCGCCAGTGCCGGCACGGTCAGCGGTGTCGAACGGCTGGCGCGCGCTGATCGCCGGCATGCCGCCACCACCGCCGAATGGGACGCGGACCCGTGGCTGCTCAATACGCCCGGCGGCGTGGTTGATCTCAGGACAGGCCGACGGCGCACGCACGAACGTGCCGACCGGATCACCAAGATCACCACGGCCACGCCGAGCGATGGCTGCCCGATCTGGCAGAGGTTCCTCGCCGAGATAACAGACCAGGACAACGAACTGCAAGCCTATCTGCAACGGATGGTCGGCTATGCACTCACCGGCTCCACGCAGGAACACGCGCTGTTCTTCCTGTACGGCACCGGTGCGAACGGGAAATCGGTATTCGTCAACACACTGGTCACCATCTTCGGCGACTACGCAGCCAACGCGCCGATGGACACGTTCATGGAGACACGCGCCGACCGGCACCCGACCGACATGGCGGGGCTGCGTGGTTCGCGCTTCGTGGCGGCCATCGAAACCGAACAGGGGCGACGATGGGCCGAGTCGAAGCTGAAAAACCTCACCGGCGGCGACAAAATTTCCGCACGCTTCATGCGTCAGGACTTCTTCGAGTTCTTCCCACAGTTCAAGCTTTTCGTCGCAGGCAACCACAGGCCCGCCATCCGCAACATCGATGAGGCAATGAAACGGCGGCTACACCTGATCCCGTTCACGATCACCGTGCCACCCGAGCGCCGCGACAAACATCTCCAGGAAAAGCTGTTGAACGAGCGCGACGGCATCCTTGCCTGGGCCGTCCAAGGATGCCTGTACTGGCAACGCCTCGGACGGCTTGCGCCACCGCAGCAAGTTCTGCAAGCCACCGAGGAGTACTTCGAGGCAGAGGACGCGCTTGGCCGATGGATCGGCGAACGCTGCGTGCGCCATGTCAATGCCAAGTCGCTCACTGCCGAGTTATTCAACGACTGGAAGTTGTGGGCCGACGACGCAGGTGAATTCATCGGCTCGCAGAAGCGCTTCGCTGATCTGCTCCTGACCCGTGGTCTGGAGAAGTGGCGCAACTCGACGGGCCTGCGTGGCTTCCGTGGCGTGGGTCTCAAGCACCTGCACACGCGCGCTGACACCGCCTCCGACAACGACTGAATGCCATTGCGACACATCCGACTGACGCATTTGACGCACTACATCGTAAGTCCTACGCGCGCGTACGCGCGCACACACCTCATGAGGGAGTTTCGATGTGACCCGTCCAATCTGTCAGTCCCTCCCGACTTGGAGCACTTGACGATGAACACGACGATCCTGGCCCTGGACCTGGGCACTCGCACTGGGTGGGCACTGCAGCACTCGGATGGCACCATCACCAGCGGCACCGAGCCCTTCACCCCGCAGCGATTCGAAGGCGGCGGCATGCGCTTCCTGCGCTTCAAACGCTGGCTCAACGAAGTGCTCTCCACCGCCAATCCCATCCACACGGTGTACTTCGAGGAGGTGCGCCGACATGCCGGCGTCGATGCCGCCCATGCCTATGGCGGCTTCATGGGGCATCTGACCGCATGGTGCGAACACCACCAGATCCCCTACCAGGGCGTACCCGTCGGCACGATCAAGAAGCACGCCACCGGCAAGGGCAATGCCGGCAAAGACGACATGATCGCCTCCGCTCGGCGACGTGGTCATACCCCCATCGATGACAACCAAGCCGATGCACTGGCCCTGCTGCACTGGGCCATCCAGACACAGGGAGTGTGACGCCATGAAAATCCCGACCCCGACCTACCGCAGCCCGCTTGGACGTTTCCAGCCAGAGCGCGTGGATGTGGAGACGATCAAACGGCAAGGATGGCGCGACCAAGCCATCCTGGTCATCAACGCGCAGGATGAGCGACTGGATTTCATCGAACGGGAAATCGTGCGACGCATCGGCGAGCGTCTGTATGGGAGCAAGCGCCATGGTTAACCGGCATGCTCCGTGGACGATCCAGGAGATTGCGCATCGCTTCGAAGAGGCAGCCTCAACGGGGCGTCGACTGCCTTGCGTTCGCACACCCGGCTACTTCAACGCCTGGCCCCACATCCTGCGGCAGCAGTGGGAGGCATTCGCCACAGAGGATCGCCCCTATCGCCCCTTTCCACCGAGCCCGCAGGATGTCGAGCGCATGCTCGAAACGATGCGATGGGTGCTGTGGCTGGAAGTGGAACAACGCCACCTGGTGTGGATGCGCGCCAAGCGCTACGGCTGGCGGGACATCACGACCCGCTTCGCCTGTGATCGCAGCACCGCATGGCGACGTTGGCACAAGGCGCTGGAGATCGTGGCCGAACAACTCAACCGCGACGGGCTGCGGTTGTCTTCCAAAAACCTGAGCAACCCAGGGTAATGCGTGCGCTGATTGTCCACGCTTTGCCGTGCATGTCTGTTTTGACGCCATCGGGGCGTGCAACACAACAGGCCGTTCGGGGGTAGTATTTCCGCTATCGTCTGGACAGACCTGTCAGCCACTGCACGCAGCGTGGCGACACGGCTGGCCAACCCCATCAACCCGCCCATGAGGACGACTCATGGCGGGTTTTTTCATTTTCAGAACCCGATGAGCGCACTGCAACTCCACTACCGACCGGTCGATTCGCTGATTCCCTATGCCCGCAATGCCAAGCAGCATTCGCAGGCCCAGGTCGCGCAGATCGCCGCCAGCATTCGCGAATTCGGCTGGGGCGCGCCGATTCTGATCGATGGCCACAACAATGTGATCGCCGGACACGGTCGTCTACTGGCGGCTCGTCAGCTGGGCATGGCCGAGGTGCCGGTCGTCCCGTTGGATCACTTGAGCGACACGCAACGCCGCGCGCTGATCCTGGCCGACAACAAGATCGGCGAGAACGCCGCCTGGGATGACGACCTGCTCGGCATCGAACTGTCCGAACTGCAGGACGCCGGCTTCGATCTCGACCTGACCGGCTTCTCCCCGGAAGAATGGGAAGCGCTGATCGCCGGGGACGACACCGCCAAGGACGGGCTCACCGACGAGGACAATGTGCCGGACGTGCCGCAAGCCCCCATCTCCCAAGCAGGCGACGTGTGGCTGCTGGGCGACCACAGACTGCTATGCGGCGATGCCACCAAGGCCGACGACTACACGCAGCTGCTCGGTGACGAATTGCCCGACATGGCCTTCACCGATCCCCCGTACAACGTGAATTACGCCAACGCCGCCAAGGACAAGGCAAGCAACAAGAACCGTCCGATCCTGAACGACAACTTGGGCGAAGGCTTTGGCGGCTTCCTGACCGAAGCATGCATGAACATTCTGGGATGCACCAAGGGTGCGGTCTACATCGCCATGAGTTCCAGCGAACTGGATACGCTGCAGTCGGCCTTTCGTGCCGCTGGCGGCCACTGGTCGACCTTCATCATCTGGGCCAAGAACACCTTCACGATGGGCCGTGCGGATTACCAGCGTCAGTACGAGCCCATCCTGTACGGCTGGCGCGAGGGCATCGATCATTTTTGGTGCGGTGCCCGCGATCAAGGCGACGTCTGGCAAATCAAGAAACCGCAAAAAAACGATCTGCATCCGACCATGAAACCCGTCGAATTGGTCGAGCGCGCCGTGCGCAACAGCAGCAAGACCAAGGACATCGTGCTCGATCCGTTCGGCGGCTCCGGCTCCACGCTCATCGCCTGCGAAAAGTCCGGCCGGCGCGCGCGCGTGATCGAACTTGATCCGAAATATGTCGACGTGATCGTGCGCCGCTGGCAGGACTACACCGGGCAAGCCGCAATACGCGCCAGCGATGGTGTGGCATTCGGTTCAACGCTGGAGGCCGAGCAGCCAGGGATGGCGTAAATTCCCCCCGCCTGCCCTCGCCTTGCAGCAACCGGTGACGGTGCTGCGCACCGTCACCGTTATCATGCAATATCCGAGCAAGAAGCCAAGCAATGCCTGGCTTCTTTTCCTCGATCAATCGATAGCGCATTTTTCGCGAGTGCGCGGCTTGGCCCTGGCCAGCGCCTTGAGCGGAAATTCTAGCGCCTTGTAGCCCTCGTCGGCGATGAACCAGTCATTGCCGATGCTCTTGATCAGATTCCGATTGCGGAGGCCGTCGATCACCCTCTGGCGGTCAGCACCTTGGACGTTGCCGGGAACCCAAGTGATCTTGCCCTCGTTGTAATCATCGGCGTGGGCCAAAATGGCGAGCTGGACTGGTGTGATTCGGCTGGCCATTTGAATCTTCCTCTGCGTGTTGGTTGGTGATCGTATGTACGCTCTAATCACCTAGAAATCCAAGTTGTTTTTGCATATTTTCTGATTATTTTTTTTCTTCTTGAGCATTCTCCGATGCTCTTCAAATCCTTAACAACCTACCGATTTCACCCTATTTTTCATTCGACGCGGTAAGTACGCTCCCCACCAGGCGCTTTATCCGAGATAATGCTCAAACCAAGCTTTTTCTTGAATGCACCGGCAAACGTGCCGCGCACCGTATGTGATTGCCAGCCGGTTTTCTCGCAAATCTGCGCGATGGTGGCGCCTTCAGGGCGCTTGAGCATGGCGATCACCTGCGCCTGCTTGCTGTTTTCGCGAGTGCGCGGTTTGGCTTGTTCGATGACGGCCTCTATCGCCTTGGCGCTGACTGGCGCCTTGCGCGGCACGCCCAACGCCTTGTAGCCCTGGGCCGTGATGATCCAAGCGTTGCGGTTTTGCTTGATAAATCCGCGATTAAACAGTGATTCGAGCACTTTTTTGCGCGCGCCGCCGTTGAGGTTGTCGGGAACCCAAGTGATCTTGCCCTCGGTGTGCTGATGGGCGTGGGCCAGGATGGCGTGCTGGTTTGGTGTGAGCTGGGTGGTCATTTGAATCGCCCTCGACGTGTTTGTTGGTGATCGCATGAACGCTCCAATCACCTAAAAAGCCAAGTGGTTTTTGCACATTTTTTGCTTCTTTTTAGAACAGGCCATCAATGCCCCGCAAAGCCCCCACACCCTGCCGCCATCCTGGTTGCGGGAAGCTAGTTTCAGATGGTTCTGGCTACTGCGCCGACCATCAACGTGACAAGGTGGGCTGGCACAAAGACCGGCGTAATGCACATCAACGTGGCTACGGCGCGACGTGGCAGAAACTGCGCGCCTTCGTCATGCAACGCGATCAAGGACTATGCCAGCCATGCAAACAGTCAGGACGCTTGACGCCAGCCGTGGCGGTGGACCACATCGTCCCAAAGTCGCAGGGTGGCACCGATCATCCAAACAACTGCCAGGCGATCTGCCATCGCTGTCACGTACTCAAGACGGCCCAGGAATCGCATCAGGGACGCGAAGGTGCTTGATGAAAAACAATTTGGACAGATGCACAATGACAACGGTCATGGCATGCTCGATTCACTGCCGTGTAGGCAGCTCAGAAAAATCGCCGCAGCGCCCGCACTGACCGATGTACGTTCACTGCCGTGTAGGCAGCTCAGAAATTCGAGGCGAAGCTGAAGGGGGATGCGTTTCAGTTCACTGCCGTGTAGGCAGCTCATGCAATGCTCGGGGCATCCATCGGACTCGATGCTGGGTAGGGGGGTCAAATCCTTGCGATGCAATCGCAAAAGACCGCTCGCCCCCTCAATTTTTCGCGCGTGCAAAATGAAAAACTTTTTTTGGACAGAACCGTGTCAGAGCTAAGCGTTGCAAGGGACTACAAGGCTGACTTGGCGCAGATCGAACAGATCGATGCGACGCCATGGACTGCGGCAAGTCACGCGGACATGACCTCAGAACTGAAAACCTATGCGCGGTCGTAAACCTCTGCCTGTAGCAATCAAGAAGATCAAAGGCACGCTGCAAAAATGCCGGACCAACCCGCATGAGCCCCGTCCCGACGGGCAATTGGGTGAGCCACCGGAGTACATGTCTGACATTGCCAAGGAGGCATGGACGTATGCGGTAGAGAACGCACCACTCGGTTTATTTTCTTCCCTTGATGCCACGGTTCTGGAACGCTGGGCCAATTGCGCAGGTCTGTACCGCGAGGCGCTGGCAAAGATCAACCGATCTGGTGTCGCCGGCATGATCATCAAGACCCCCAGTGGAATCTTGCGGCGCTCCCCGCTGATGGATGTGATCCGGGATCTCGCGTTGGAGATGAAGGGGTACGAGTCGGAGATGGGGTTCACCCCTGCATCCCGATCACGCGTCCAGGTCGCGCAGGAGTCGGTCGACAAACACGACCCCTGGGCGGACATCGTCGGCTAGGTAGTGCGATAGCAACCTCACACTACACGCCGCTCGCCTATCGCTATGTCGAAGCCGTGGTCACCGACGACACCTGGCCTGCCGCTGGGTGCAACGCGCCTGCCAACGCCAACTGGACGACCTGGCGCGCTACACCGGCAAAGCCAGTCCCTACCGCTTCAATCCGAAGCTCAAGGACAAGCAGGGCCGCACCTTTTTGCCGGCCGACAACCTGTGCGCCTTCATCGAGCGGCTGCCACACGTCAAAGGTCTGATACGCCCTTATAAGCTCAGGGTTCCGTAGACACTCGTGCCGGCGCGTCAGCACGTGATCCTGCAGCTGCAGAGCAGCCTGCAGCATGCGCTCTGAGTGTACGACGCCTTGCTGGAGCTAGTGTGATGGCCGCAGCATGACCGCATCGCCGAGCTATGCGAAAAGCTGAAGCCCACCCGACTGGGAAGCGACTGGCACGCCCTCCCTCGCGCAGCACGCGAAGGCGCCAGCTTCGCCGACTTGCTGGAGCGTGTGCTGGCGAGCAAGCAACCCGCGAAGAACGCAAGCGCACGGTGCTGATGCGCCTTGCGACGATGCCTTCCATCAAGACCCTCTGGCAGTTCGACTAGGCCTAGGCCGGTGACGTCTCGAAGGCGCAGATCGTCGAGCTCGGCCATCTGGCCCTCCGTCAAGCATGCTCAGAACGTGTTGATGCTCGGTTGTTAGCACCGAAGTAAAACTGACCCACTGGGGGTCAGATTTAAATCGGCGTTGACACCAAAGGCGGTGTCGTGGCTGGCGTAGTGACTGGTGTCCTGCTCGCTGTGGATGTGCAGGTCCCCGCCGACATCCGCCATCACCTTATTCGCCGACAAAACCGCGCCATCCAGCGTGATGTCGTTGCCTCTGATAATCGTGGCGGTGTTGCCTGCGGAGAGATGTCTGTTGCGTTGGGTCACGTCCGTGCCATCGGCCTTGCCGTGCACGCTGCTGGCGCTGGCGGTCACACCCGCCGCCATGCCATCCGCGCCATAGCTGATCACCACGCCGATCGCCGCGCTACCGCTCTTGCTGTGGCTGTGCTGTTCGCTGCTGTCCTGTGCCGACTCCACCGTGATGTCGTGGTCGGCTGCCAACAGCAGGGTGTTGCACGCCTTGAGGTCGCTGGATCAGGAGGTTGCTGTCCTCGCCGCCGCTGGTGGCGATCAGGTTGACGTTGACGCAAGCATGTAGGGTCGAGCCCTTGCTGATGTCGCTGTGCTGCTCGCTCTGGCTGCGGCTGCGGCTGCGGCCCAAGGTGATGGCGATGTTGAGGCCAGCCACTTGTGCGGCATCCTTGGCGCTGTTGGCCTAGAGCGCGTTGCCCAGCGACGCCCCCCCATACGCGCTGTACGCCGCCGATGCCACGGCCAGCGCCTGCATCCGCGCATCGCCCTTGGCTTGGCTGCCCACCGTGCTGTCGGTGTGGGTCAACGTTTTGCTAGTGGCATCGGTCCTGATCAATTGCTTGCCAATGGTGAAATTGGCACTGCCGTCGCCGAACACGCCGTGTTTCGTGTGCTGGCTGTCGTGGTCCTCGCTGTGCGTGTTCTGCGCCGTTTCAAGGATCACCGCCAACACCAC